TTGGCAATCACGACAATGGCCTCAACCATGTCTGTGTATTCTTCAGCAGTAGAGTTCTCAGGGAACAACTCGACAATCTCTTTGCTTTCCTTGAGATTCTCCAAGTATTCACGGGGGACGAGACCATAGTAGGTCAGCAAAAGCACCTTTTCGTCCTGATACTGGCTCACCTCTTGGGTGGGTTCCAAGTCAGTGTCTTCACCAGCAGTGCCAATGTCTACTTTTCGGTAGATTCCACGCTCAATGCCTTCAACAATCTTGTGGATAGAGATGTATTTCTCAATTGCCACCCCCATACAGTCATCAACTGAGGTTCCATTGGGGTCAAAAAGGAAGTTTTTTGGATTTACAGGTGAAATCTTGACCGAAACCCTGTCTTTTTCCACTACGCCAATAGCGGCTTGGCCCATTTGCCCAGGAATCGGTTGAGTAGAGGGTACAAACTGCTTTTCAGTCTTAACGACAATCTCGCCAATGCCTGTGCCGTAGATTTCTGCCATCAACTCAATCTGGTCAATGGATTTGCGAATCTTGTCCCGCTTGAAGTCTTCCATCAACTGGGCTTTGATGATGCCCACATCAATGGGGTTGTTGTTCACATCCCGAATATCATCTTGAATGTCAAAGAATTCGCCTTGACCAAAGATAGCTTCCATGATCTCAGCATGGCGAGTCTCTACGGCTTGTTGTGTGGCAGGGGTTACGATGCGTGAACGCTCAGAGTCACGGGTTTTGTCTTCAACAGCCCACTGTCCACGAAAGATTCGCTCGTATTCAAGCCAATCTGGGAGGAAGTTGGTATCCCGATAGTCACGCCAGCGATTGCAATGGTCAACAACAAAATCAGTCAGTTCTTTGTCAGCCTCAGTAGGCTCATAGAATTGATTTTGCTCTAGCTTTTCTTGCTTATCTGTTGCCATTAAACCCCCGATATGATGTCTACAGGCTCCCACTCATCATCTTCTTCACCCTCAAAGTAAGATGTTACAGCCAATTGGTCAATATAACTCAAAGCATCAGGAAGGTCATCATGTACGCCATTGGCAGGAAACATCAAGAGTTGATCGGTGAAATCATCCCAATCTTCTTCAGAGTTCAGCACAATTCGCCCATGCTCAAACCGCCCTTGGAGACTCCAGATGATTCTGTCTGTCTTTTTCCTGTTGCCATGCGTTAGGTCAACTATGTGGGAATATACATTATTTTTCCGCATCAGGTCACTGAGGTACGGCAAAACAGCGTTTTTTAACGCTCCACGCTCGATTCCAACCGAAATTGGCCTGTAATCCCGCATCTTCATCAGAATTTTGGCAGCAGTTTCCCGAATGTCCCACCGCCCATGGTCAATCTCTTTGACAAACCACTTGCCATCATCAGTGACTTTGACCACTGCAATGGCACTCTCATCTAGTCTTTTTTTCGCGTTAGCAGCTTGCTTAGCCACCTCTTCAAATCCTGCCAAGTCGATTGCAATGAAGTAACTACCATAGTCAGGTTCCACACCATATTTGATCCAATCTTCTTTAAAAACATCGCTTCCTGCGTTGTCAAAGGATGCCAAGTATTCCTGCTTGAAAGCAAAGGAACTTAGCGTCTTCTTGGCAGACTCAATCTCAGTTGGGTCTATCAATGGGTTGTCTTGGGTTGTGAAGTGCCAGGACTTCCAATCAGGATCAGATTCCTCTTGGCCAATCTTGAACAGATCATAGAACCAGTTGCGCCCCTTGGGAGTGCCGATGAATATGGCTCTGCCCTTTTTGTCTGACAAAGAAGCACGAATCACCTGCTCCCAGGCTTCAGGCTTAATGTCCGCAACCTCGTCTAGCACCGCATAGGTAAGGGATACACCCCGCAGGGTATCTGGTCTATCAGCACCACGAACATAAATCTTTGCACCATTTATCATGGTGATATCCATATTGTTGATGTGACTGTTTTGGATAACATCCCGTCCAATCTCTAACAACACATCCCACACAATTTGTCTTGCTTGCCCGTTTGTTGGGGCCACATATAAAACTGCGCTACCAGGAGGACACTTCAAAGATTCAATAATCAGTATTGTTGCTGCAAGTCTTGATTTACCACATCGACGACCAGCCGCAATTACCTTAAATCTTGTAGGGTCTTTAAAAACAGTCTCTTGCCATGGCAACAGCGAAAAATTTAAATCAGACATGAAACCTATTTCCCTTTTGAAGATTTTTTTGCTTTTCAAGGATTTGAAGATTCCAAGGAACATTTAATCCACTAACCATCTTGCCTCTTAATGGCACTATGTGGTCAACATGGTAGTGTTCGCCAGTGTGCATTCCAAGCATATGGGCGGTGTAATAGTATTCCTCAATTTTTTGTTTGTCGTCAGTAGACAGCCATCTGGGAGTTCTAAGTAGCAATGCCGATCTTTTTTGAGAGGAGTATGTTGCTTGCTTGTGCTTATTCCTATTGCGCCAATCTACCATCCTTTCAGAATATTCTGTTTTTTTGGACGAGTAGTTGGCCTTCATTTCTTGCAATCTATCTTCTTTTTTTAAATCAAAAGACAGTTTCATGCACTCAGTACAAGTCCCCTTGCCAGTGTATCTAGGAGAAATATGTCCATGCTTGCATGGCTTACCAGTGAAGTAAAACTTGTCTCCATTAAGTTTGGCTTCATGCCTTTCACTTTTATTAGACATTGCGTGACTCAATATCTTCTGCATCAATCACAGGAGTATGACTTACTTCCCCAATTCCAGTGATATTAATCGTGACAGCATTCCTTTGCTTGCCCTCTTTCTCAAACAGACTGACGGGAAGCATTCGATCCATACAGAGTTTCAGCATAGCGGCTTGTGCTGGGTGTTCATCATTCATAGCAATCTCAATTGCTTTGTGAACAACATTGGAACCTGCACTGTTTATCAGGAGGTCTTTGAGTTCTTTGATGCGCTGAACTTCAGTCTTTGGCAGGAGAGCCGCAGGTCTTTCAGCATAGGTAGCCATAGTGAACTTCTTGTTCACAGCCCCCTTGGGGCGACCCTTGCGCTTGAGGTTGCTTGGCAGTGCATCAGTGATATTCATACTTTACCCAGTTATGGAAGTAGTATAGGTTGTTGATGGCCGGTACTGATCTCCGGCTTGGCTTGGCTTGATCCTGACACCTAACGCCCGATTCGAACGGACTGCTCCAAGCACTAGCGTGTTACAAGGCGTATCAGTCTACGCATTCACCAACACGGCTGGAGACTGTGGAGGAATTACCAGAGGCGGCGCAAGACCTAAGTCGGCAACTGCTTGAACCATTCAATCTCCATGCGTCTTGGCAACAACAATGTAACTCACTTTCTTTTGTTTGACAAGTGGGGTAAACCCTAGTACACTGCAATCATCTGTTCTAGCCAGATAAGCCTTTTAGAAGTGGTACAGCCCTGGGGATACTCAGGGGCTAGACTGTATCACCCCTAAAGGGCTTTTTTCATGGCAATTGAGCTTACCTCAGAAGAACAAGCAACGAAGCGTAGGATCACAAACCTCAAGGTGGCAATCCATCACTGGAAAGGCAGTATCTCAAACGCTGCGCTTGGTCTAGCAGTAGAGAAGAAAGGTCTTACAAATCAACAGTCTATTAGAAAACAGAAGCGCAAGGAACGAAAGAAAGCACAAATGATTGTGAATTCGTTTGACAAGGGTTTCCGTTTCTAATACATTGTCAACAAATGGGTGTCGGTACAGCTACCCGACTCAACAGAGGGCGAACCTGCAAACCCCTGTTATGACCGCAGAGAAGCTAAGTAGAGAACTTAGAGTAAGCCTAGAAGTAGGCTCTCCCTGTGGCAGACACCCAAGCAGCTATCTGCTAAGTTTTTAAGCACTCGACATACCTCGGGTAGCCACTCCGTGCCCAAATGAAACTTGTCATCCAGCTAGAGACAAGACTACCCCAAGACTCCACCAACTCCTTTTCTTACCAAAGATTAGGCTCGTTGCTGGCAAAAGTCTAATTTGGCTTTTTTTGTAGATGGGAGGCACCACAAAATCTCTCACACCACACACACCCCCTCCCCCCCTACAAACCCTTAAGGGTAAACCCTAATAGGGTAA